ACCTCGAACCACTCGTCGTTGGCTATGATGCGCCTGATGGCCCGTTTATGGAACCCGGCGAACTCGCTTTTCACATAAGGTGCGCAAAAGAACTTGATCCATTCGATGGGATGCGCCTCGAGATATATGCGGTGTTTCTCTCGCTCGGCATGGGTCATGGTCTTATCGACCGGGGTTGAGCGCGCAATATCCTCCTTGAATTTCTCCCAGTCCTGAAGGGCTATTTTGTCAACCTGTTTCATAGCTTGTCTTTTATGTATGCGTCGGCAATACGGGTTATCTCCTTCGCTTTCTCTATGTCGTGGGGGCGCAGCCATTCTATAAGACCGGTCAGTACGCTTATAGTGTCGGCGATGCCTATTTCCTGTTCCATTTTCGATATGGCCGCCGCGAGTTTTCCGAGGATGTCAGCCTCTTTCGATGTCGCGAAACGTTCTCCTTCCGGTCGCTCGGCTATCGTACGGTTTATCTCCGCCACCTGACGGTAGAGGTTGGCGACCTGCTCCTGTCTTGTAAGGGTTATACCAACTTTCTGTTCCTCCCATTTGCCGGCGCGCACCCAATTTGACACGGTGACGCGCGAGCATCCCACCCTGTCGGCTATTTCTTGTTGGGTAAGGTTCTCACGGAGGTATAATGTCTTTGCCCATTCCTTTTTCTGGGCGTTAGTCAAATCTGCCATAACATTGATAATTATGGTGCAAAATTGCTATAAAAAATGGGGTTGGAGAAAGTGAGACCGCATGATACAACTTTATGGCGGCATGATAACGCCATAAAGTTGTATGATAAAACCGGAGTTTTCATACCCCGTTGTTTTATGGCAATTTTGCACCATAAACGCGGGCGGACCGCATTAAACACAGTGAAGATGAACAGATATTTCAACATACAGACAGCCCCCGACGGGAGCATGACCATCCTCCTCTACGGAGAGATCGGGGATTATGGCGATGTCAAAAGCGGCAATGTCGTGTCTGAGCTTAAGGCTGCCGAAAATTCCGGTGTCCGGATAGATGTCCGCATCAACTCCATCGGAGGCGATGTTTACAGTGGTATTGCGATATTCAACGCTCTGAAAGGAAGCAGTGCCGACATACATATATACATAGACGGCGTGGCAGCAAGCATGGCGGCTGTGCTTGCTTTGTGCGGAAAGCCTGTCACCATGAGCAAGTATGCCCGGCTTATGCTCCACAGTGTCAGCGGAGGGTGCTACGGCAATAAGACCGAGCTGCGCCGGTGCATAGATGAGATACAGTCCCTCGAGGACAGTTTTGCCGATATGCTCGCCTCAAAGCTAAAAACGGATAAGGCACAAATAAAATCCTCCTACTTTGATGACAACGACCACTGGCTGACCGCCGGAGAGGCTTTTGCGCTCGGTCTGGTTGACGGTATCTATGATGCCGACCCGGTACCTCCCGACAGCACCCCGGAACAGATATACAGCATATTCAATAACCGGCTCGAAAGGCCATTAAACGACAATCAAATGAATTTAGAAGAACTCAAAAAGCGTCCGCGCTTCAAGGACTGTGCGGATGACGCGGCTGCGTTCAAAGAGATCGATGACCTCGAGAAGGCGGCGGAGAAGGTTCCTGCGTTGGAGCAGGAAAATACGGAACTGAAGGCGAAAGTCAAAGGCTTCGAGGATAAGGTCGCTGCTGATGAAGCTGCCGAGCGCACCTCCCTTCTCGACGCGGCCGAGAATGACGGACGCATCAACGCCCAGACCCGTCCTACATTCGAGAACATTCTCAAACGTGACATGGCGGAAGGTAAGGCGGCTCTTGCAGCTCTCACGCCCAAGCGTAAGGTCATGGAGGATATAAACCACTCGACCGGCAATGAGGGACCTTGGGCACGCCGCATGAAGGAGATCAAGGACAGTCTCAATAAGTAAAATCAACCAATAAAAGACATTATGGCAATAGTAGTAAAAAACACCAATTACAATGGTGAGGTGCTTGAAACCATCTTGACCGTTGCGACCACGGGTAATGAAATAGTGAGCAAGGGACTCATTATGGTTATCCCCGGGGTTGAGAAAAAAATCAGCATTCCTCGTCTCAAGGCAGGAAGGATGCTCCAGAAACAGAAAGTGAATCCCACCCTCGAGGACAGCAAGGGCGATTTCAATTACAGCGAACATTCGCTTGAGCCCAAGGACCTCATGGCGTTCACCACGTTTAATCCGCGCGCTTTTGAGCATATCTGGCGCAAATGGCAGCCTAAAGGGAACCTTGTGTTCTCGCAGCTTCCTCCGGAGGCACAGAACGCGCTTCTTGAGGCTCTGTCAAAGCAGGTGCAGTTCGAGCTCGGATGGCACTATATCAACGGCACATACGGCGATACCGACGATGAACTGATGGACGGTATTTTGACTCAGGCCGCCAAAGATCCGGAATGCATCGTCGTAAGTTCGGAGGGCGCCACAATGCTTGAAGTTCTCAAAGACATACGAGCTTCCATCCCGAAGGCTATGCGTGAAAACCCGAAACTCCGCATCATCATGAGCGTTGATGATTTCGACCGTTATGACGATGAGCTCACCAAGCGCGAGCACAAGAACTCGGATGAGACCGAGATGAACCGCAAACGCTACAAGGGTATCACCATAGAGACTGTCTCGTCATGGCCCGACGGAGTTATCGTCGCGACTCTCTGTTCCCCTGACGCTGACGGCAATCTCTTTGCCGCAGTCAACCTGCAGGACGATGAGAGTGTGATTCAGATCGACAAGTACAGCAATGCCGGCGAACTCTACTTCTTCAAGCTGCTCATGAAAGCAGACACCAACATCGGATTCGGTGAGGAATTTGTGGTATTTGACGGACGAGAGAATCCCCTTTTCAAGACCCCCGAAAAAAGTATCACCGCCAATCCGACAGCACTGGTATTTGCCGCTGCGGGTGAAAGCAAAGAGGTTGTCGTCACTGCCAGTGGGGACTATACCGTAGGTGCGGCTCCCGCCGGCTTTACGGTGGCCAAGACTGCAACAGGGCTTACTGTAACAGCTGCCGTAAATGACGGAGAGGCGGCGCGTAGTGGCAGTATTGAAGTCACCCTCACTGAGGCTCCGGCAAAGAAGGCGGTCATAACCCTTACCCAGCCCAAAGAGTGATGGCGGCATTAAAATATCTCGTGCTCCATTGCACCGCGACACCTGAAGGGCGCGAGGTAACAGCCGCCGACATCCGGCGCTGGCACACCTCCCCGGTGTCGGAGGGCGGCCGAGGATGGAAGCAGCCGGGATATACCGATATAATCCACCTTGACGGCACAGTCGAGCGTATTGTCGATAATAATAACGAGGACGCCAACGTTGACCCGTGGGAGATTACAAACGGAGCCAAAGGCTACAACTCGGTCAGTCGTCACGTGGTCTATGCCGGAGGTATGACGAAGGACATGTCCCGACCGAAGGACACCCGCACGCCGGCGCAGCTCAAGGCGATGGAGTCTTATGTGATGGACTTCCACCGACGCTTCCCCAGGATCAGGATCATAGGCCACAACGAGGTTGCCGCCAAAGCATGTCCGAGTTTTGACGTTCAGAAGTGGCTGGAGTCAATAGGTATCAAACAATAATCAATCAACAAAGCAATGGATAGCCTGCTCAACTTTTTAATGTTCGCCCTTCCCGGCGGCTTTATCGGCAGCGTGTTCACATGGCTTGTCGGTCGTAGGGAGCATAACAACGACATGCTCTCGAAGTTGCAGGCTTCCATCAATATGCTGTCCGAGGAGAACCGCAAGATCCTTGCCGAGAATGTGCAACTAAGGAAAGAGAATGCCGGTCTGCAAGCCAATCTGGAGGAGATACTGTTAAAGCAGCGCACCCTCCTGAGGGAAGTGGATCTCTTACGCAGTGAAATAACCAAACTCACAAAGAAAAACAATGAAACATCTAATCAGAGGGGCAACCCTAACACTAATGGTGGCCGTGGCAATGATCCTCGCGGGGTGCGCGTCAACAAGACACAAGGAGAGAACCGTGTCGCAGGAGGCGTTATCGACAGCCGCCTCAGAATACCTCGACACACTGGGGACAACCCTGTCAGAGAGCCTGACGTTGAAGAAGTCCGGTCAGAAGGAATGCCGGATGACCCATGCTATCACGGCGGAGGGGATTGCGGCGGAGTCGGCGAGACTGAATGTCCCGATACAGAGCCTCCGTGACCTTCCCGACGGTGCCGGTTATACGGCAAAGGATGGGCGCGCCGGAGTCGAGCTCCGCAAGGAGGGGGACAATATAACCGTGACAGGGCGATGCGACTCCATAAGCAGACTGTATCATTTCTACCGTGAAATGAGTCTCGAGCAATACAATGAGATCGACAGTCTGCGACGTGAATTGTCCCGGCTTGAAAAATTCAGTGCCACACAGACAGCCGAATTGAAGGCTATGCATGAGGAACAGTCCAAGGCGCGTGACAAACCTCCCGAGACGCGCCACTGGTGGACTCTCGCCGGATTTGTAGCCGGAGTGCTTTGCGCGTCTCCGATCAGGAAACTCAAAAATAAAATAACAACCCTTATAAAAAAATAAGTTATGGTATATGTAAATGACGGTTACATCATGCTGCTTGACGCGCTGGTGTTCAATGACAAGAAGATCGGTGTTATTTCCGATGACGGCATAGACTGGGGCGGTGACTCCGCGGAATATATCAAGCTCTGGGGGGCGCAGGTGCGTAATGCCCCGGTAAAGAAAATCAAGAAAAAGGATGGCACAAACGTCCTGAAATTCACCCTTATCGAGCTTCTGCCCCAGAATTGCAAGGATGTCATGGGCGGCACTGTGACCGGTGAACGCTGGGATGCCCCGGCTAATACAGTGAGTCTTTCGGGACCATTGAAGATACTCGCCGGAACCGGTCAGACCATCGATATAAAGAACATGACCCTCGACGGTCTCGTGCGTGGTAAGATCGGCGGCGACAGTGCCCTCGGTATAGAGTGTGAAATGGAAATGATCAATCCGGCTGATGGCGGTTCACCATTCGCCATGTACCCCACCGTGCCCTTCATTTCCGCGACCCCGACACAGCTTTCTTTCACCAAAGCAGGGGAGAGCAAGGTGATCGAGATAGACGCTTCCGGTCCATTCACCGCCGGCGTGCTTCCGGCTGGATTTTCAATGGAGATCGTCAACGGGCGCATAACCGTTACAGCTTCGGCCAACGCCGGCGCAGCCCGTAACGGCAGTGTTGAATTCGCCCTCGCATCGGATCCGTCGAAAAAAGTCACCGTAAGCCTGTCCCAAGCCGGCAACGCCTAAGCCATGCGGAAGGAGATTGAAATAGAGGCGGCCGACGCCCTGCTTGATGTCGGGGTGTCGCTGCCCCTGCTCAGGATAAAGATCCCTTTCCGGCGCAAGCCCCTTCAGATCCGGCTTACGATGAGACGGCCCTGTCTCGGCAGCCAGATCAGGATAGCGAAACTGTATCTTGAGACCGGCACCACCCATGAGGCTATGGAACGTTTCAACAAGCATGAGGAGCTTGCCTTCATGGCACTTCACGGAGTCCGGGTCAGCAAGATGGTGGCGCTCACAATCTGCCGGGGGAAATTGTCCGGGTGGCTGCTTACCCCCGTAGTGGCGTGGCTTCTGCGGTGTGTTGTGGATGACCGCTGGGTGCAGGGCGCGAACATGCGCTTCATATCCCTGCTCGGCACCAAGTCTTTTATGAACATTATCGGATCGGTGGAGAGGGTGAACCCGCTGTCACCGAGAACGAGCCAAAAAAGGAAGGGGAGTTAACCACCGAGTATGTCGGTAGCCATAGCCCCTTCGGGATCCTCTGGCAGATAGCCGCAGCAACCGGCTGGAGCAGTGAATACATCATGTGGAAGGTGAATTACCAGACCTTGCGGATGATGCTTGCCGACGCTCCGCACTATGAGAGCCGGCGCAGGTCGAAAGCCGGCAGGAATGATAAGGGCGGGAAGCCTAAAAGCACCGCCGGATTTTTTCAAACAAAATTACAACAGAACCAATAGGGACCAATGAAACCAGTCGAGATAGAATTCCTGATGCGAGACAAGCTGACTCCCGGACTTGACAAGGCCGGGAAGTCGGCTGAGTCCCTTGGTGACAAGGCGGAGCGTGTCGCCAAGAGCATCACAGACCGCATAGCGTTATTGAAGGATAATGTGAAATATGCGGAAAACTATCTCAAAAATCTGAAGGCGCAATATGACCGTATGGGCCCCGGCAAGGCACAGCTCGAGATGAAAGCGGAGATAGACGCCTGCACAAAGGCGTTGTATGAGGACAAGATCGCACTTTCCGCCCTTGAGGAGGAACACAGGAAAAATTCAACATCCACCAAGCGGCTCTCAATGGAGCTCCGTGAGTTGCTCGACGCGATGGCGCGGATGCGCCTCGAGGGGAAACAGAACACCCGGGAATATCAGGAGATGGCCTCCAAGGCCGCCACCTTATCTGACACCATAGGCGACCTCCGCACACAGACAAACATACTCGCCCATGACGATGCGGGGCTTCAAGGCGTTATGAGCGGTGTAAGCGGACTTTCCGGGATGTTCACGGTCGCCACCGGCATAATGGGGGCATTCGCATCAGAGAACGAGGAGCTTGTGAAAATACAGACTCGCGTGCAGAGCGTCATGGCAATCACCATGGGGCTGCAGCAGGTGTTCAACACGCTCAACAAGGATTCCGCTTTCCGGCTTGTTACAGTACAGAAGGCCCAGGACCTTTTGACCGCGGCCAATACAAGACTCGCGGCGGCACTCGGTATATCGAATGCGGCAGCCACCGCGCTTATGGCAACGCTTACATTGGGGTTGTCGCTTGTGGTGACCGGTCTTGTCATGATGTGGAACAAATACTCCGATGCACAGGAGGCTGCCGCTGAAAAGGCGCGCGAACTTGTAGAGATAGAGAGTTCCGGACGCGCGACGATGATCAAGACACGTTTTGAGATCGACAACACAGCCCGGACATTGAAAGAATTTACCGGAACAAAGGAACAGGAGAGGTTGAAGGTAGATGAACTCAACCGCAAATACGGCGAGAGTTTCGGTTATTACAACACCATCGCCGAATGGTACGATGTGCTAATCCAAAAAGGTGAGGATTACGTGCAGATGCTTTTCCTGCAGGCCAAGGCGCAGGCGTTGGTTGACAAGGCGGTGGAAGCCGATGAAGAGGTCGCCAATATCGAGGCAAACGGAGTGGAGCATTACCGACCGCTTTTTGGTGCCGGCGGCAAAATACCTATGCTTTTCGGCGGTGGCAAAAAAGGGCATTACGGCAGTGATCCGGCAGAATTGGCATATAACGAGGCAATGGAGGCAGCCATAAAGAAACGTGATGATTTCTATGCCAAAGCCGAGGCTTTACAGCGCCAGATGGAGGAATTAAGGAATAAGTCACACATAGGTGGCTTTACGGCTCCCGAAAATCTCGGCAATGGCGGCATCCCGGAAAAAGCAAGGCCGAAAAACACCCTTGCCGAAATGGAGCTCGAGGCCGCCCGTAGGATTGAGGACCGCCGCATAGACATTATACGGGAAGGCTACGAGAAAGAGCGCGCCGAGGCTCTTTTGAATTTCGAGCGGGAAAAAGAACGTATCACCACCGAGGAGCAGCAAAGGGTGGAACTGTACCGTAAACTCAAGGAAGCCGGCGAGAAGGTGACACCTGAGCAGCTTGCCAATATCCATGCGCAGGCCGCCACCCAGCGCACTCTTGCGGCGCAGATATATGACGCCACCACGGCAGAAATTACAGCCCGGGAAAACAAGGATGCAGCCGACAGGCAGAAGAAGCGCGAGGATGAGCTGCAGGCACTGTTAGGCAAATATCAGGACTATGAGGCGCAACGCTCGGCTATAAAGCGTCAGGGCGATGCCGACATAGCGGCCCTTGAGGCGGCACGTACCGCAGAAAACGGCGATGGGATAGACCGGGCAATAGAGGTCGCCCGGGAAAAAGTACGTCAGGGCATACAGGCTATAAATGACGAGGAAGCCCGTAGCATGACGCAGGATAATGATTTTTTGCGCAATCTCTTTGGAGATTACTCAAGCATGAGTCTTGACGCATTGCAGGATCTGATTGCACAGGCACGCAAACTCCGTGCCTATCTGAATGGGAAAGGCACAGCGGAGGGGCTCACTTTCATAAGCGATGAGCAGCTCAAGAATATCGAGGCAAGTCCGGCAGAACTTGACAAACTTAAAAAGGCACTTGACAAACTGCTTGGAGGCGGCAAGGATGCCACCAACAAATGGGAGCGGATATTCCAGACATTCAAAACCGGTATATCCGGATTGCGTGGAGCCGGAGGAGCCAAAGAGATAGCCGGGTCAATCGGCACCATAGCCGGTGCGGCGCAGGAGGCCGGAGCGGAACTGGGTGCCATGCTCGAGCAACTCGGCGAAAGTGAGATTTCCGATGCCGTGAATGGCGTTCAGCAGCTGATGGGTGCCGTATCAAACATAGGGCAGGGATTTGCGCAGGGTGGCATTGTCGGAGGCATAGGCGCAGCCGTAGGTGAGGGGATTAAGTTTCTGACCTCGGCATTTGCTGCGGAAGCCCGCCACAGGGAAGCCTTGAAAGAAATAGAGCGTGCCAAGCTCGACTTCCAACGCCAGTATAATCTCCTGCTTCTGCAGCAGAACCTGTTGATGAAGGATGCCGAGAGTATTTTTGGTGAAAAGCAAGTAGCCAAGGCGGCCAATGCCATAGAGGTTTACCGTCAAGCATTGGCACAGTTCAAGGAGGAACTACAGGGCGACGCTCCTAAACAGACTTTTTGGGAACGACTGACCAATGATGCCGGAGGTACATACCGCAAGCGTCTTGACGCGTATAACGCAGGTTTCGGAGCATTATACAACGCTCAGATTGTAACCGGACATAAGAAGACCGGACTGTTCGGATGGGGTAAAGGCAAAGATCTGTACAGTTCAATCCTTAGCGTATATCCCGAGCTGATCAAGGCTAACGGTGAGCTTGACACCGAGATGCTGCGTGTGATACTCGACACCCGGAAAATGAGTGACGAGACCCGGAGCTATCTCGAGAACCTTATCGAGCTGAAGGATGCGATGGACGAGGCCGAGGATGCTCTTGAGAGCTATCTTACCGAGACATTCGGTAGTCTGGGCTCAGGGATAATGGATGCCGTAACCTCCGCATTGAAGGGTAGCGGCACGGCGCTTGAAAACTTCGCCGCCAGTGCGGCCGGAGTCCTTGAAAATCTCGGCGAGCAGATAGCCTACTCGCTGTTTTTCGCTGACAAGTTCACCGAGCTTCAGGCGAAACTTAAAAGCATATACGGAAGCGGCAAGAGCGAGGAAGCCATAGCCAACGAGGCTATGGGCGTTATCGATAGCTTCTATGACAATATCGGCAAAAACGTGGATGCCGCACAAGCATGGATGGAGGCGTGGAAGGAGAAGGCGGCCGCCATGGGGTTTGATCTTTGGAAAAACGACAGCGACACCGACGGATCATCCCCGAGCGGACGCGCAGGAGTCTATACGGCACTGAGTCAGGAGCAGGGTACCAAGCTCGAAGGTCTGTTCACGAGCGTTCAGATGCACGCCGCTTCCATAGATGAGACTCTCGACGGTTTTATGGACACATTCGGGCAGTTGTGCGACACTATAGGAAAGATATTGGAGAAAGTCGATGCTTTGCCGGAGATGGCCGAAGATATACATGATCTGCGTACAAACGGAATTAAATTGAGATAATTATGAACGATATAATGAAAGGGCTGCTATTCATAAACAACCGTGATGTCTGGACTGACTTCGGCGCATGGCTGGTGGAGGATAAAGAGGGGGAAACCAAGAATTACTCCGCCTTGCAGAAACCACCGGCGACCAAGGCGCATGTCGCTGTCAGCTTCCGTGAACAGGACGGGGAGAAGCTGCCTGAAAAACTTGTGCAGAAATGGGAGCCGCGTGACGTATCATTGAAGTTTGCGGTGGCGGCCGATGACCGTGCCGCCTTCATGTCAAAGCGAGATACCTTCGTATCGTTTTTGAAAAACGGCGCTGACGGATGGCTCGAGATCCGGGTGCCGGAACTCGGCAAGACATATCGGGTCTATTACAGGGATTGCTCGGACTATGACCATCTGGAGGATATAGGGAACGGCATGGTGGCGGCTCGGTTTACAATCAAATTGCATGAGCCGAACCCCGAATTCTGACTGCATTAAAACGATATTCTAATGGAACTTAAAATATATTCAAGCGACGGTAGGCTGAAGCTCACGGTGGAACCGAGGGACAACAGCACACAGGTTGAGGGTATACAGGCCGGCAATGTTTTGTCACTTTCCTTCATCCTGCCCAGGCGTGTATCTCTTGATGTAAACGATTATGCCAATTTCATGGGGCACCGCTACTGGCTTACCGAAAAATACCGTCCTATACAGAAATCCACAGTCGAGTGGGAGTACTCATTTAAGCTCTACGGACTGGAGAACTTGATTTCTCGGTTCCTAGTTATCAATTCCACAGATGGGGGCAACGAACCAGTGTTCTCCCTCACAGCACCACCGCGTGAGCATGTCGCTCTGATCGTGAAATCCATAAACGCCGGATTCGGGACCAATGACTGGAAGGTCGGTACCGTCGATGGAGGTGACAATATAGTTGTGGACTACCACGGCAAATATTGCGACGAGGGGCTCAAGGCGGTGGCTGATGCAGCCGGCACTGAATACTGGATAGAGGGAACTACTGTCAACTTGTGCCGTTGCGAACACGGTGAGCGCGTCACGCTCGGCTATCAGAACGGGTTGACGAAGATTCAGCCGGATGTGGCAGACAACGCAAAGGTATATACGCGCCTGTTCCCAACCGGATCATCAAAAAACATAGATCCGGAAAAATACGGTCACAGCCGGCTGCAATTGCCCGCAGGTGCGCAGTATGTAGATATCAATACCGATAAGTACGGCATTATCCATCATTATGAGGAGAACGCCTTTGCAGGCATATTCCCACGCTATACCGGCACGGTAAGCAGCGTACGCAGCGAAGAACGCACCAATGAGGAAGGTAACAAATATAGTGTATATTACTTCAAGGATGACAACTTGCCTTTCGACCCTAACCAGTATGAGATAGGCGGTCTTGTAAAGCACGTGTCGTTCCAGGAGGGTAGCGAACTTGCCGGGCTTGGCAACGAGGATAACGGTACGCATTATTTTGAGGCAAATTTCAACAGCGACACCCGGGAGTTTGAGATAGTCACCCAGTTCTATGACTCCGGCCAGCTTCCCGGCGGTGTGCTGGTACCGAAGGCCGGCGACCGTTATATTCCCTGGAATATACGTATGCCGGATGAATACTATGCGCTTGCCGAAGCCGAATTCCTTGATGCCGTCCATGAGTACAACCGTCGGCATAGTGTCGATGTGTCCTGTTTCAAGGCGCCGACGGATTACATAGAGATAGAAAAGCGCAAACTTGAACTTCATGTCGGCCGTCGCGTTCGGCTTGAGAGTTCCGAGTATTTTCCGGAAACAGGTTACAAGGACAGCCGTATAACGAAGATAACACGCAAGGTCAATTTGCCCTCACAGATGGACCTCGAAATCAGTGACGCGCTTTCCACAGGTGCTATTGACAAGATAAAGGGCGATATAGATGAGGTAAAAGCTTACGTGCAACTGTCGCGGGGTAACCTTCCAGATATAATTAAGACAGGAGATTGTACACCTTTTACCGATAATAATCTCTTGAGTGCTCGCCGAACGAAGACTGACTTCATGTCCAGACGGCATGATGATCGCAGCGCAGGACAGATTGCCTCGGACAAGGCATTCGAGGTGGGTAATTTCCTCTCGGGAGCATCTGGTGCTAAATTGGGCTTAGATGCGTCCGGACAGACATTCGGCGAGATGGACAGGCTCTTTATACGCATAAAAGCCTATTTTGAAACGCTTACAACTATAAACGCCGAGTCCCTTGCCGGAGAGCAGCGCATTACCCCCGGAGGAGGAATAAAATGCACCCACGTAGTCGAGAAAGGGCTTGTAGAGGTAGTAAATACACGCCCTAAAATTGATGAAGAAGGGGAGCCCATACTTGACAGCGACGACAATCCCGTAATGGAGGAATACACCGAGATGGTTGACAACGGTGTGCCGGAGGGTGTCTATCGCTGCTATTTTCTCTCAGAGCAAGACGGCGAAAAAACAGAAACAAAGATAATCCCAGGCGATCAAGCCATCTCGCAGATGTTTAACGCCAAGACTGGGACCGCTAACAAGATCAGCAATCACCGCTACTGGCGACTCGTGACCGACGTGAGCAACGACGCTTACACCGACGACTCGGGCAACCGCTACGGTTACATAGACCTTAGCAAATCAGACTGTGAAGTTGGCAGCGACACCCCGCAGTCAGACGACACAATAGTGCAGTTTGGAAACCGCACAGATCATTCGCGCCAAGCCGCGATGGTGTTCAGTACCGTGGCATCGGACGCGCCAAGTATCAAGCTGTTCACGGGCATCGGCTCCGGCACCACCAACGCTCAACACTACTCCCTCTCTGGAAAGGACATAATATCATACGGCTACGATTCCGTAAAAGGACACGCCTATTTCAAATGCTACGGCGACAACTACATAGGCAGCCCCGATGGAAAAACTTTCTTCAAGTACGACCAAGCCACAGAGCAGCTCGACATAAAGGCGAAGTTTACAATACTCCCCTCATCAACGATAGATGGCAAGAGCCTCGACGACTATTTTTCTGGACTTATTCCCGAACTTAAGCAGGAGGACATCGAGGGCTTCGTAAACGCCATAGTTGACCCGAAGTTTGACGACATCCAAGACCAGTTAGACGGGGTGATAGAATCATTCTTTGGCTTCGGTGCGCCCACACTAACGAACTACCCTGCGAACGAGTGGACAACGGACGAGGCAAGAAAGGCTCACGCCAAAGACACCTACACCGACAGGACGGAATATGTTGACAGCACGACAACGCCCACGGCGGGTCAGTCATGGAAGTGGCAATATACCTCGTTCACGGACTACGGATGGGTCAAGATAGCTGATTCCGACGCCGTGAAGGCGCTGCTCGACGCGGCTCGCGCCCAAGACACCGCCGATGGCAAGCGTCGCATCTTCACATCACAGCCAATATCTCCCTACGACGAGGGCGACCTGTGGGTCAACGCGACATATCCGGCCGGCAACACCGTAAAAGACCATGCCAACGGCAAATACTTCAATGACATACTGCGCTGCGTCACAGCTAAGGGGAAGGACGCCCCCTTCGCTCTTTCTGACTGGACTCTTGCTTCCAACTACACCGACGATACCATCGCCAACGAAGCCATAAAGAAGATAAAGAACTTCGACTATATAAAGGACGCTTTCAAGGAGGCTACCACGATACAGCGCGGGCTTGTACTCACCTCGATGGTGTCGCTGGGGGTCAACAACGACGACTTCACCACTCAAACCACATACTCCGGCATAAGCGGACTCTACAAACCAGAAAAGCCCGGAGGTGGCATAGCTGCGTGGTACGGTGGTGACATGATAGACAAGTTGGAATACTACAACTGGGATGACGCAACGGGGCGATGGGTCCCGAAGCCTGGCGTGTCCGCTGACGGATTGCGAATAGCTGCCGGACTTGACAGGATGGATGGCACGGGCTATCGCGCAGATGGAAACTTCTGGTGGGGTCTCGATGGTAAGCTCCACGCCGACCCGTTATCGTTCTTTGTAGGCGAAAACTCCGTCGGCAATGTTTTGGGATTATTTAAGTTCAATCCTAATAACACTGCGGTATTCGCCGATGTAAAGAGTGTAACACCACAGCGACCGTTCACGTCGTTGTGGCTGGGTAGTCCCGATGGAGCCCACATGATAGAGCTGACCTATGACACAACTCATAATGCGCTAAGGGTAAAAGGTAACATGTATGCCGATGGCTGGCTGTCGTTCCGCGGAGCCAATGACGGCAGCGGTGGCAGTGCCGTAGCAGGTGCCGCCAACCTCAGCGACCTCAAGGATGTAAGCCTCGGCTCGCTCGCAGCCGGGCAAGCCTTGGTGTGGAATGGTGCCAAATGGGTAAACTCCACAATCGCAACATCTGGCCTTGACGAAGCTTCTCTTGCCAATTATCTAAGCTCACACGGCTACGCAACACAGCAGTGGGCTAACGGTGCTTTTGTCAACAAGGCTGGCGATACAATGACGGGGCCATTGGCGGTTCGTGAAATAGATGCTCCCGACGGCAACGGCCTCTTGGCCTATGCTGGCTCATGGAGTGGAGTTGACTTCTCGTCGCAGTATGGCGTTGGAACCATCAACAGGCAAGGTGTCATCCGCTCAGGCAATGCCTCGCTCGTGCATTATCGCCACGGCGCAGGCAACGCGACCATTTGGGACAGCCTCAACGACGGCTCAGGTAGTGGCCTCGACGCTGACTTGTTGGATGGCGTGCATAACGGGGATGTAACCGCCAAACTTGTCAACTACAACAATGACGGCAATGTCAGCGGCGCGGTTCAGTTCATGCAGAAATATTCAGGATGGAACGCATGGGACGCTCCGACACAGAATTGGTACAGTGTAATCAAGCTCAACCATGGCAACGGCGACACTTATTACAGCCGTGTGCTTGCGTTCGACTTCCACTCCGACAACATATACACGCACCGTAAACATAATGGCACTGATTACGGTTGGCACACGCTCGCCTTCATCGACTCCACCGTAGCCAACGCCAACTCGCTTGGCGGCATCGCAGCGGGTGACTATGTAACCCGCAACGGCGACCAAAAGATTGGTGGTGTAAAAACATTCACTACCTACGTGAAAAATGAAATGGCGTCGATGTTCAAGGCAGGCTCGGATGGAATCTATTTCGCTCCCAGTACCGACGGCTCACTCCGCATCAACACCCACACCAACTATTCGTACACTGGATATATAGGCCGCATTTCACAGGATGGGTCTTTGACAATGGGTTCTTTCATCAAATCAGGCGGCACTGCCTCGCAGTTCCTGAAGGCTGACGGCTCGGTTGACGGGACATCATACGCCACAGCCTCGGCACTCTCCACGGGTCTCGCGGGGAAAGTAAGCAAGAGCGGGGACACGATGAGCGGGGACCTTTGGTTTGGTGCTCCCGACAAGGGCGTGAAGTTTAACCACGCAGGAATTAACGGCATTTGGGGGCATACCAGAGATAATGCGGCGACTAATCAGATAGGTTCGACCGCCCTGTCCAATCTCGTCATAGCCTCGCATTGGGGAGTGGCGTTCACATCCACTTGCTCCAATCAGACATATACAGACAAGGTTGCTGTAGGCATTGATACACGCATTGGCTCAGTCGCTGCTGGCAGTTGGGTAAAAGCATCGCATTTCTTAGCAAACACGACAAGATTATGCACCAATCTTAACGCCGACTTGCTCGACAGCTACCATGTGTCGCAGCTTGCAAGGCTCACCTCGGCCAACGCCAGTGCCGGCGCGCACAACCTCCCAGTGTATGTCAACGGTGGTGTTGTCAATGCGGTGTCATCCGTTGGCGAGGCCTTCCTCTCTTGGGGCGGTCGATCTTTATCCGGAGGTTTCAGCCCCGTCGACGGCGCGATGGTTGGCGCACTCGGAGCTAATAGATTTGCATTTATAAAGCCTGCCGGCACCACATTTCAATATTCCACGAACAGCGGCTCAACATGGAACAATTACAATCTTAGCGACACCCAAAAGAGCGGCTTCTTCGACGCGGGCGTTCAGCAGGCATTGTATGCCAGTGGCGCATCCAATGTCGTGGGTACTGCAAGTCATCAACTACGCATTATCATTGCCACTTCGGCAGCATGTATATATACCGCCATTAATAAATTCGTAATCAATTTCTCGACACAAGGGTGCCATGGCACAACCGTGACGATCGAGAAAGCCCTGGAGTCAACCCCTGACAATTGGGTTACGGTGGCTTCAAATGTACCATTGTCCGGATGGAGTGGATGGAATGTTGTCAATGTCCCCGCCTTTCTCACATACGGAAATAGCCCTGGCGTTCAATACGGACGCATTCGATTCACCTTCAAATGCACAAGCGTAGGAAGTAACAATTCGCCATTCGCAGTGTATTGTATCATGGCCTACGGCGGCTTTGGATGGATAACGGCATCGTCGATGGCCGCCAATGGACATCTGTATAGCTACGACGGTAATCAGAATGCCTACTTCCCGGGGTGCGTCAGATTGAACAATGACGGCCAATATCCCGGCACGACATGGAACAACGGCGCCGGACAACTCGGCATCGCATTGGTCAATAACTCCAATCAGACCCCCTTGTTGGTCGCCCATCGCTACGGTGCAGCATCTGATGTAACCGGTACCAACCGACTATTTGCACTCGAGCTTCTCAACAGCGGCGCAGAGATGCACTTTGCTTTCGGTGGCTTGACAAAATTCAGCATGACCAACACGGGCGTGTTTTTCGCGAACGGCGGTCTGTGGACGAATGGTTTTCTTTCATTCAAAGGCAAGAACACAAGCTCCGATGCCAGATTGAAAAGATACATTGGTGACATTCGTGTGCCACTTGCTGTCATCGCAAAGGCACCCAACATTATATATGCATGGCGCGATGACGGCTCGCTCGACATGGGCAGCATTGCACAGTACTGGCAAAGGTATTTACCGCTATCCGTGCGCCTGTGTCAAAACGGCTACCTCGGTATGGATTATTCAAAGGTCGCACTCGCTTGCGTAATCTCGATGGCCTCCGAGCTTCTCGGCGTCAAGGACGATGTATCTGTGCTAAAGCAAGAGGTGCGACAGCTAAAGCGCGAGAATCAACAGCTTAAACAACAAATAGATAAAATGGAAAGGAGGATTGCATAATGGGACACAGCAACGGAAAAATCTTCGGCCCTGTAAGTTTTGAAGCGGACATATTCCCGGTCTTGAACATCCCCGTCAACGGCGCAACATCCGCGCAGGATGCTTTCATTTCCGATAACATCAACCCTGCTTCCAAGATAAAGCCTATCCGCGGCTACGGCTTTGAGGCTTTGACTACTGCGCAATTCGCCGGAACCGCCGCCGACAACAATCAAGGCATTTTTTACGGACTAAAAGTCGGCGATGTTTTCGGCTACATCAAGAATCTTCATGATTGCACCTTTGAGTATCAAAAAGTGCGACCCGGCATCGATTGGCTGCGAGGCACCGACTTCGACGGTTACGACCATAACGCCGTGATGAACCCACAAGGTGCGCTTCCCGACATCGCCTACTATGACAAGACGGGAGCAAGCGCACTGTCGGTCGACATCAACTACTCTACCTCCAACACTACGGGCGTCGACATCAACGACATCATAGCCGTGGGCAATGCCTCGGTTACCGCCACCCTTGGCCAATCCTATCCGTGCATCCTCGTAAGCGACATACAACGCACTAAGAATTGGGCGAGAGCCTTGAAGCGAGTTAGCGGCAACGACTACGCGCAGATGCAAGTGTCGGGTGCTTGGCAGCGCGGATGGTACGCCGAAATCAACGACTACACCCATGTCGGTGACCAATCCCCCGAGTCATTTTTCAAAAGCGAGTTGACGAGGCTTGTGACCGTCTTTTTCATCAACGAAATCAACTCACAGGCACTCGGCATCGACCTCCGCAAGTGGGTTGATGTGACCTCGCTCGTTGTGGGACTGCAAGGCTTCGCCTGTCCCGGCGCTTCGGGCAAACAGATTCCGTTCAAGCGCAGTGCCTCCAAGGGCATCATGCTCAACTATCTCATGCTTTCGGGTAACAAGGGCACTGTGTCGTGGAGGTGGGTTGACCCCGATGCGACCGTCACATACAAATACAACATCACGATTTTCAATCCAAATGGCTCAGTGCTGACCTCGGCATCGGGAACGCGCAAGTGGGACGGCCAACCGCTCACTCAGTTGACGAGCACGTTCAACCAAAGCATCACCCTGCCAATAGTCGGCTCGCTGCCATCGGGCAACTACCGCTACCAATGGAATGTGGTCAACAACGCAATCCCGACACAGCTATATAATCAGGGCGAGGGAACATATACTATATCATAAGGTATGAAAACAAAAATAGATATACTAATCAAAGGTAACTTGATAGTTAACAACGAGTTACTAACAATGGGGGGGGTACAACCTCATTACCTGCAAGGAGGACGAGATAGATGAGCATTTCGATGTATCTGAGGCCACTGTTTTTGTCGGCAATCTGTTTGTCGATGACTTCGTTAACCGCGCCAATGTGCTTGTCACAGGCACTTGGGCCATTCGGGGAGGAGGTTGTCATGGCTAACATCAATGGCAGAATCACGCCTCCCGTAGGCGTGGAACCCGACATCTGCGGCACGCTCGGCGTCGGACGCAAAAGCGACGGCTACTACGACAGCTATTCGGCAATATCGGCATCGACAATAAACAAGTGGTCGAGAACCAAGCCGCTGCGCAACAGCTCATACGCCTCACTGCCCCGGCCATTCCAGCACAATTCAGGCGAGGGCACTTGGGGCATGGAGTACCCGCGAGTGACGGGGACCAATATGCTGAAAAACGCCAGTATGGGTGTCAAGGCGGCGGGAGCGGCATCGGGATATAAAAACTACACTTATCTGACGGTGCGCACTACCGACTACGGACGCCTCGACGACTTCGACGGCTACAACCAAAACGCCGTGCAACCCGTTCTCGCGGGCATGGACGGCAACAAGGGGTCGCAGATTACCATTAACGGGTTTGCATCCAACTCCCTGCGCTTCTACATCCAAGCCGATGCAAACACCGAAATAGGCATCAATGAGTTTTGGCCGGAAACCAACCTCGTCTATGTCGTGGAGCTCTACTATAAGGACAGCAGCAGCTTCTCGTCCGACACTCCGTTCCTTTGGGCGGCATCCACAAAGAAACTGTCGGCGATGGGAAAGTTCGACGGGCAGTCCATCGTAATTACCATGTCGGAACTAAAGACGGCGTTCAAAGCCAAGTTCCCCTCCGTAGACATCGACAACGGCGAGGTGAAGCTAATCGCAATCTACGGGGTCATGGGGCTGTCGTCGACGGGCGAGAGCCACCGAGCGGCGGCATCGGGCGACCACTTCAAGGCCGTAAACGCCGACTTCTCCGGCCTCGGCTACCTCGCACCGTGGAACGACCGCACGCACACCGAACATCAGGCCAACATAACAATCGCCAACTTCTTCTCCTACGTGTTCACGGGGCTGCAATACACCGTAACATTTCCTGCCACTACGGCGAGCTTCTTCGACCTCACCACGGTTAAGACATCTTACACAGCCGACCTCGGCATCAAGACATCCATCAAAAATACGGGTACGCGCAACTTGGCCGTACACACTCGAGGCACTCTCGCCAATGCCACCTACGTGCGCATGATGCTACGCGCACACGCCGTGGGCGATTTCAGGCAGACAGCGGGCGACCCTACCTACAACACCCCCTACGACGGCAAGACCGTGGAAGCGGGCATAACATCAAATGGTAATGTCACTACGCTCACCAACCTCGTGACCATCGGGCCAAACGTGACGGCCACCGTGTACTTAAATATACAGGGCATCATCCCCGTCGGCGTGACCAAGGGCATAGTCATCGAGGCTTCCACCGACCAAGGGGCAAGCTGGGTCATCGCACAGTGGCTAACGGCGCAGATTACACGAAACTAATTATTAACCTATAAAAATAAAAACAGAAATTATGAACACAATGACAACAGTGAAAGCAGTATCTGCTCGCATCAGATACAACAACTACGACGACGAAAACCGCACCTACGACATCGCGGCAGATGTCGATGTTTCCAACGGCGTAATGGGAACTGTAAGCAACGGCAGTTTGGTTGCCAAAGGCAGCGGCATGGGACAAGGCGTGTCATTCGACTCCTCCATGGGCTACAAGCGACTTGAGTACTACGACAAGACCATCGACGAAATCCCCGCGCATCAGGCCATCAACAACTTCATCGCGAGCGTCAACGCTCTAATCACATCCAATCCCTCACAAATCTAAAGACTGACACTATGGCAAAGAAAATCACCTACGACAAAGCATTTTACCGCTCGCTTCTTTTGAAGTCAGTTCCATTCAAGCAGGGCGACCGCACCCTCGACGACGCAACGGCAACAGCCGTCCTGCTGCTTTCGGCCAAATATACTAAACTGACTGAGAGTTTCAACGCACTGATTGCCGATGCGGTAAAGGCCCTTAAGGAAAAAGATGAGAAGTACAAAGACTTCGATAAGAAAGCCCAGGAGTTTGCCGATATGGAGCGAATCGAGGCACAGATAGCCGAGCATGACAAATGGACTGAGGGTCAAAAGGACGCTGACGGCAACGACATCCCGCGCCCGGCGATGCCATCGGATGAGCAAGTAAAACGAGCAAAAGAGTTGCGAGAGCGCGCCGATCGTGAGGCATTCTATGTCGCCTACGCCGACCTTAAGCAGGCCGAAATAGATTTGCGCATGAAGCACGCCGCCGACGAGGTTGACGAGCCGACGGGATTGACCTCGGCCGAGCTGCAAGGCATCCTCCGATGCATCGGCACCGATGGGACAATCACCCTCGCCGTCGCCCATCCAATGACCGGCAAGTACGAGTGGTCAAAGCGCGGCTTCCTGGAACTACTGGCCGAGTGCTTCTGCTAACCTAAACGGCATTTAAACGCTGTTTAAATTGTATTGAATTATTCTTGCCGGGGTGCAATAAAAGCCCCCGGCCTGTTAGTAGTATCTGACCACATACTAACAAAATGCGCCACAACGCACAGCCGGGGGCAAATACCCTCTGCCGCGTTGTGGCGCATTTATCGTATGTGGTCAGATACTGCAAAATTACAAATAATTGCGTAAAATGAAGATATTTGAGATACTAAATATCCATCGGGAGCTGTTAAACCGCCTATATGCCTCCGGTGTGAGACTTGAGGATGCCCGCTATATCGATCTGTATACTGATTATTCCCGGATGCTTGGTGAAGGTGAAAAGGTGTCCTATATCGTGGTAATGCTTTCGGAGAAGTACGGAGTTAGTGAGCGCAAGGTGTATTCATTGATTAAACGCTTCCAATAAGTCCTCGATTATCGAACTATGTGATTGGCTTGATGAGAATAAGGAAATCGGCAATCCATTTATCGGAGCCATGAGAAAGGAGTTCAAAGCATCGATGAACTACAATTCTCATTATACTGACATGATGTTTTATAATGTCGCATGATTAAAGCAAAAGAGCGTTGGATTTATGTTGTTCCCGACGCTCTTTTGCTTTATTATGTTGCGTGATTTGCAATTCAATAACCCTTTGGAATTGTGATTTTGCCCAATTTTTAGCGGATTTTGAACCTTTCGTATCGGTTTAGGCGGATTTTTGGATTTGCGGATTATAAAATGGTTGTATAAGATGGCTGTTATCCGCCAAAATTGTCGTACAT